GAAGAGCAACTAGAATACTGGACTAAACAAATAGATCTTCATTTCACTGGCGTTGGAGAGAACTTCGATAAACAAAAACGCATTGATATGATGATCCAAATGGAAGAAAATGGTATGGAGGTAGATTGGTCTACCTTAGATGAGGATGAAGTAGTTTTTCCTTATGAAATACAGGAAGCCTTCCAAGTTTGGAACTATTTGACAGATCAGTGGGATGGTATGAGTGGTACCTATTTCGGCAAGCAAATGGCCGGAATAAAAGATGTTATGGAGTTACTTGAAGTAAGTAACCAAAAAGAAATATTCAAGCTAGTGAAGATTATTGATGGCAAGTATGCCAAACATGTCAATAAGAAGCAGAAACAGCAGAGTGGGCCTACTAAGGCTTAGCGAGAGAATAAAATGGCAGGAAAGCACGATAAAAATATTAAGATTACAGTAGATGACAATGGTACTCTGAAGAAGAGTACTAAAGACATTAATAAACTTAATAAAGCGCAGCAAAAGGTAAATAAATCCTCAAAGACCCTTGATAGAAATATGAAGGGCGCTAGTGCTCAATCGGCTAATTCAGCTAAAAACTTTTCCAAAATGGCGCAAGGCATGCAAGGCGTGCTGGTTCCTGCCTATGCAGAACTTGCAGCCCGTGTATTTGCGGTAACTGCTGCATTTACTGCCCTATCTGAGGCAGCTAATTATTCGATTCTATTAAAGGGGCAACAGGCGTATGCCTCCCAAACTGGAAAAAGCCTATCCGGGCTATCTAAAGTAATTCAGAAAGCTTCTAAGCATATGCTTAGCTATAAAGAAGCGGCGACTTCAGCCGCGCTTGCTACTACGTCGGGGCTTACTACAAAACAAATAGAAAAAATGACTGAGGCAGCATTAGGAGCCTCCGTGGCTCTAGGTCGTAATATGTCTGATTCTATGGATCGTTTAACCCGTGGTATTGTAAAGGCGGAGCCTGAAATACTAGACGAATTGGGTATTATAATCCGGTTAGATAGAGTGTATAAAGACTATGCGGATACTCTGGGCGTAGCTACGGCCAGTTTATCTGAGTATGAAAAAATGCAAGCCAGAACTAATGCTATTTTAGGACAGGCAGAGGATAAGTATGGAGATATAGGCAGCGCTATTGACGGGAATCAGTTTGAAGTCCTGGGCTCGACTGTTATGGACCTCGCCCGAGGGGCATCTTCTACGCTATCTGATGTATTCAGCCCTATCGCAGAGTTTTTAGCGGACTCAAAACTTCTACTATCCGCCCTAATGCTAGCCATTACAAAAAGTGTGTTAGGTAAAGCTCTACCTGCATTGAAAGGACTAGGGGGCTCTATTAAACAGGTGCCTAAGGACTTGGAAAGGGTTTCCAACAGTTTTGGAGCGTTTTCTACTAGAATGCAAGACAGTATAAAAGAAAGAAAAGTAAAACTATACGGCACTAACCAGTTAGCTGAGGATTTTAAGAAAACTATATCAACCTTCTCAAAGCAGTCCCCTAAAATTGCAGAGGCGCTGGCTAAAGGCTTAAAAGGAAAGAAATTCGTAGACCACATCGCAAACGCTATGCGAGTGTCTATAAACCACGCTACTGCTCGTATTAAGGCGGGGGATATGGATTTCGGAGGTATGTTAAAAGGGTTTAGTCCCGAAGGGGTTCGCCAGGTAAGTGGAGAATGGAACAAACTAGTAGAATCTACTAAACAGGTAAGTAAGGAAATGCGTAGCGTAACTGCACTAACCATGGCGTCTTGGCTAACTAATTTAGGGCAAGCTGCGGGACATGCGGGAGCTAGACTATCTACAATGGTAGGGTCTATGATCGATTTCAACGCTACCTTATACAATATTACTACTGAGAAAGGGATGGCCAAAGCCATTAAAGCGTTAGGCCATGCATTTCAGGAAGGTTGGCGAAGTATTCATGGGTACACTTTTTCCTTTAGAAGACTAAAAAAGGAATGGAAAAACGGACGTAAGCCTCTTACCCGACTTAAGATGGGACTAGATGGAACTACAAAAGAGCTAAAGATAGCGACCACCTGGACGAAGAGGTTTAGGATGCATAGTCATCTACTCTCAAAGACACTTCTAGGATTAGCCACTATAGGCATATCCGGATTACTAAGTGGCATGAACATGCTAGTAGGAGTAATTTCCGCTATCTCTATGGCCAGCTGGGCCCTAGATTGGATGGGCTTTGGAAGTGTTGTAAATAAAACAAAAGAGGAATTAGACGGGTTCACTCAGTCTCTAAAGGACTTGTCTAGAGATTCTAAAGACTTGAAAGTATTCGGTCCAGGGTTTTCTGATGTACGTGCTCAATTAGACAGGGATTTTAACCTAGCTGAAAGACTCGAACAAGAGCTCGATAATATAGCCAAATTAGACATAGAGGATGCTCTCTCAGACTGGAGAGATACTAGTTATGAATTTGTAGCTAATATATTCTCTTTCGGAATAGGAGATAACTTAGCAAAGTCCTTCGCGGAGACCGTTAAGGCCACCCAAGCTCTGGGGGTTCCTTTACCTCCAGCAGCCTTAGAGAAGCTATCTCAGATAGGTATAGATGATGCCCTGTTCGAGAAGTTATCTAAAGGGGTAAAACTAACTTCAGAGGAGTTAGACGACCTAGATACAGATATTGATAACTATATTGGCACTTTAGGCTTCTATGTAGAGAAAGATTCTAAGTTTGTACAAGATATCCAAAAAGGTATAAAAGATACCGCTACTAGTAACCGAGAAGAGATAGAAAAGACCAAGCGTGCGTATGATGAGATGGCAGAAGCAGGTAAGGCGTTTTTTAAAGAGCAAAGAGATTTAGGCAGAAGTTTTGTTGAAGACACACCTTTCACAAAGTATTCAGACAGTTTCAGTAAAATGGTTGACAGACTTAGTAAGCTATCCGGTGAAGCAAAAATCAGCTACCTTAAAGAACAGAATTTATTAGATCCTAAAAAGTCCCAAAATAAAGCAGTATCCGAGTATATGAGGCTATCTAAACTTGCGGAAGCGGCTACTAGAAATATGAATAAAGCTGCCAAAGATGGGGATACTGAGGCAAAGAAATCGTTTACAGATAGATTAAATGTTTATAGATTTAAAATTGAAGAATTAGGGGAGTCTATTGATAAGGAGCTTACTGACCAGTTCGGCGGCCCAAAAAATTTACTATCTACTCTTTTAGGGATAGACCCTGAAGCCTTAGATGAAGCATACCGAGTACTAAAAATTACTACAGATGAGTTAACTCGCTCAAAAGAGAAGCTTAAGGCCTTGGGAGTAGATGATACTTCAAAAGTTATAGTAAAAGCAGAAGCTAGTATAGTAAAATTAAAACTTAAGCAACTGCGTAATACTAGAAAAATATTACTGTTAGACAGAGAAAAGAATGCAGACCAAATAGAGGTAACTGAGAGACAGATACTTTTAGAAAATGAAAAATTAAAAGCATTACATAAAAATACCCAAGCAGTAGCAGAGTATAATGCCGAAGCTACAGGAGGCCTTGTAACCCTTAGACAGAAGTGGCAGAATATATTTAAAGACTTCGGGGACCCTTGGAAGGACCTAAGAACCTTAGAAGAGTTCGAGGCTTTAGAGACGCAAAGAGCCCACGACATAAGTGTAGCCTACCAAGAACTGGCGGCTTCCTTAAACCCTTTAAGTAAAGAATCACATAAATTAACTAATGCATTTGATATATTCAACGCTCATTTAGGGGCTGGTACAGACGAAGCTAATAGAGCTATTGCAGCGTACGCAAAATTAAACTCTACAATGGGTAAGTTTCAAAGTACTATGCGTGCAAATGAATTCAAGGAAGAGCAAGCAGGGGCTAAAGCTTTCTCTGACTTTGCGATTACTTGGTCGGGTGCAGAAAATGACTCTGTCTTCGCCAAAATGGAGAAGCTAAAGGATCAGTTAAAGAGAGAAAGAGGTGCTAAAGTAGAGTCCTTGAAGGCACAAGGACATACTGAGGACTTCGCACAACTCGCTGCTAAAAAGATGCAGGAGTCTCACGATAAAATTCTTAAGAATGCTAAAGAGCGTTTTAAATTAGAAAGAAAAATTGCTAAACTACAGAATATCAATACTCGTAGAAAAGCAATTGCAGAAGAGAAAGCAAACTTAAAACTACAGGCAGATAACTGGAAGGAATCTTCTACAATGCTAGAGCTGCGTCAGACTGTTGCAAAACTTGAAAGAGACTACGCAAAAGAAGGACTAGACTTGAAGAAGCAAGAGTTGCTTCAAGATGAGATAATGCTTGCGTACTCTAAATTAAGTTTCGAGCTATTCGAAGCTAAACGAGACGAGGCTTTAGCAGCATTTGAGGCTATAGCTAGCGCATATACGGATGTAGCTACTACTATATCTTCCGGTATTGGAGACGCAGTATCAGCAGCTATTATGGGCCAGGAGGACGATCAAGACTGGAGACAGATTATTGCTCAGTCTATGGCAGATTCTGCAGGCGGGTTAATAACGAATGTAGTAAATGAACAACTTACAGGCCGTAAAGGTTTTGTAGCAAGTTTTTTCGATGATGGACTTTTAAAAGATGCAATCTTTGGGGCAGAAGACCCTTCTGTGCAGTTAGGTAAGGATATGAATAGCCTTGCTAAGATGGCACAAGGTGCAGGTCTACGAGTGAAAATTGTAGACGGTAAGAATGTTCCAAGTACTCAAGAGCATGTAGTTCCTAATAATAGAGGCACATTCACAGAGACCGGAGGGTTTCAAGAGCATGTAGTTCCTAATAATAGAGGCACATTCACAGAGATTTTAAGTGAGGGCAAGGCCAGGTTAGAAGAAATATTACTAACTCCAGTAAAACTTACAGAAGAGATGTTCAAATCTATGTCTGTAGCTACGGCAGGCTCCTCAGGTGACCCCATAAATGATAAGATCATTAAGGATATAATTAGCAAGAAGAATATTAAAAAGTACACTGAGAATCAGAAATTTCTTAAAGATATAGGGGACTTCAAGTGGGGGGTTAATAAGGATAAATTTAAGCTATGGCACCCTAATGCTTCTAGCCCCTCTCAAGGATACAATAGAACGCTTCCAGGAATTCAGCATATGGATTCCTTTGCAAGAGCGCAGGCTAGGGGTATAAACTTGGACTTTAAAAAGTACGGGGCTAAAAATATAGGAGTACAGCAGAGACTACCATTTACAGGGCCTGGAATCCCTACAAATTCTGCGGTAACTAGCTCATCTATAGCTAGTAAGCTACTACCGGCAGTTGAAAAACTCAGTGTAGTACTAATGGGACTAATGCCGAGCGACTTGACCGTAGACCCAATGGCCAAACCTTACAAAAAACCGGAAGTCGTAGACCCTAACTACCCTTTGGGCACTTTTGGCCCTACAGCTTCAGAGCTGCAAGAGGGTAATGTTTTAGAAATGTTCTGGAACATGGGTTTAAGAATAGGGGAGAAGATCAACGAGGCCTTAGGTATTACAGACCCTACAGGTTCTATAGACAAGATGAAAGTTCCTCAAAAGTTTGAGAATACTAATCCTTACTCTGTGGACGCAGATAGTGTTACAGGGCAGAAATTGGAGCAAATAGTTTTAAATGACCTACCTTACGAAACCAAAATCGCAGTAGCTAATGCGGCTATTAACGCGGGTAATGGACAGGGAGGATCTACTAAAGTTGAGGTGGTTAACCCTAATGATATAAAGACCGACCCAATTGTACCACCTGGCCAGCCTGTACCTATAGCTAACCCTAAGGGGGACGCTACAGTAGATAAAATGAGTTATGATTTAAGACAGTCTATGGCTTCTAATCTTCATACTCAAATTATGAACGATAATATGAATGCTAGATCTCTGATCACCAATTCATTGGCTACAGTAGGGTCTAACTTAATGAGCTCAGCGATTGGTTCAATGTTTGGCTTATCGGCAGCAAATGGAGCAGTATGGAAAGGCGGCTTTAGAGCTTTCGCAAATGGTGGAGTAGTTAAACAGCCTACTCTAGGTTTAGTTGGGGAAGGCAAACATAATGAAGCTATAGTTCCACTACCTGATGGTAGGTCTATTCCAGTAATGGGGTCTACGGGCGGAAATACTGAGAATAATGTTACTGTTAATGTTACTGTTGATAGTGATGGTAATGCTCAATCTAATACAGATTCTGGAATGGACGGAGATAAAGCTAAACAGCTTGGTTACATGGTTTCTCAGGCAGTACAAGCGGAACTAGTAGAACAGCAACGACCTGGAGGACTATTAAGTAGTTATTAATTATGGCAAATTTTAATACAGAAGTAAATATTAACCCAGACAGAGGACTGAAGGCTGATCAGCAGCCAAGGGTCCTCAAAGCCAATTACGGAGATGGCTACGAACAGCGTGTAGCGGCAGGGATTAATAACTTGCCCGAAACTTGGAATTTAACTTGGAAGAACCGTACTACGGCTGATACCAATAAAATAGTTAAGTTCTTAGAAGATCAGGGCGGGGTAACTGCCTTTGACTGGTATCCTACAGGGTATAATATTGCTAGTACTACTACTAGTGCATCTACTAAAAAATTGGTAGATACTACACAGTATTTTACTAATAGATATTTAAATACTACTGTTACTGACTCTGCTAGTCCTGCCAATACTGCGACTGTAACTGCTGTAGATAGTGCTACTCAACTATCATTATCTACAGATATACTGTCTAGTGGCGAATCTTATACTATTTATCCATATAAAAAGTATACGTGTGATAAATGGTCGGTACAGGAAAATATATCAGGATACAGAACTATAACCGCAACATTTACAAAGGTATTTGAACCATGAGTGATAAAATTACAGCAGATGTTCACGGCTTTGAACCCGGAGCAGTTATTGAATTATTTGAGCTAGACCTGACTACAGGCACAGCCCCAGACTCGGAGCCTGTGCTCCGTTGGCACTCGGGGCAGAATGAGAATATGCAGGAAATTGTATGGCAAGGTAATAAGTATGCCGCGTTTCCTATTGAAGCAGAAGGTTTCGAGTTCTCTGGAAAAGGATCTATTCCTAGACCTACTTTAACAGTTGCTAATATTAGTTCTATTATTTCGGGGGTTGTAACTGCGTATGATGATTTAATCGGAGCAAAGGTTACACGAAAAAAGACCTTCGCAAAGTATTTAGATTCTTACTGTTATACAAGCGGCTACCCTGTAGCGGGAGTTTGTACTGGAGAGTCAGGGTCTGATCCCAGTCTTAGTAAGGCAGACTGTTTAGATGCAAATAAGAATGGATCTGCAGGTACTTGGACTGTGTATACACAAACTACTTGTGAAGCTGCATCAGGTCCTGGTATTTGGTACGCTAATGCGATTGCAGACGATACTGCACATTTCGCTGAAGAGATTTGGTATATAGATAGAAAAGCGGTTGAAACTAACACCCATCTACAGTTTGAATTAACAGCGGCACATGACATCCACGGGGTTAAATTACCCTCAAGAACAGTAGTTGCTAACTCATGTCCTTGGCTTTATAAAGGCACTGAGTGCGGGTATTCTGGCTCTAGTTATTGGGACATAAATAATAACAGTACTAGTGCTGCTAATGATGTATGTGCTAAAACTTTTACGGCTTGCGAACTAAGATTCCCTGAATCTGTAGAGAGCCCTTTCGGAGGATTCCCAGGAGCTGGAATCAATATGGGATGAATGAGAAGACATTAGAAGATTTTAGAAAACACACAGAAAGCGAATACCCTAAAGAAGCCTGCGGGTTCATTTTAGGAGTAGGAAAAAAGGAAAGGTACTTTCCTGCTAATAATATAGCAGAATTAGCAGAAGAGCACTTTATTATAGACCCCGTATCTTATGCAGATGCAGAGGATACAGGAACTATATTAGGTATTTGTCACTCGCACCCTAATGAAGGATGTGAGCCTTCAGAAGCAGATAAAGTTGCTTGTGAAACCTCAAACAAGCCTTGGCATATTTTAAGTTGGCCAGGCAATAGATTATACAGTTGGGAGCCTTCAGGGTATGAAGCACCAATAGTTGGAAGGCAGTTCAGTTATGGAGTTTTAGACTGCTGTACTTTAGTTAGAGATTATTATAAAAAAGAGCTAAATATCGATTTTATTTGTGACAGTGGTCAAGATGGCTGGTGGGATAAAGGAGAGAACCGATATTTAGAAAACTATGAAAAGCAGGGTTTTGTAAAGATACTTGATGAAAATGATATTAGAAAACACGATGTCTTTTTAATAAAATTAGTTTCACCTGTACCAAACCATGCAGCAGTTTTTCTCGGAGACGATAAAATATTACATCATGTACACGGAAGACTTTCCAATAGAGAACTTTATGGGGGATATTGGAGAAAGCATACCACGCATCACTTAAGGCACAAATCACTATGTTAAAATCGGTCAAGTTATATGGAGAACTAGCAGAGAAGTACGGGAAAGAATGGTCTTTAGATATTGA